AACTTACGTCAAGCATTCCTGCATTCCATGTAAATCCAGAACCTATAGAAGATTCTTTTAGATAAGTTCCATCAAAAATTAAATTCTGTTTTGTTGAATATAAATTATTTATCGATAAATCTCTTTGAACTAAAGATCCATCAATATAATCATAATTCATTGAAACTACACTAACATCTAGATATCCTGATGCGTTCCATACAAAATTTGAGCCTAATGAAGCTTCAGACAATTTTAAAATAATAGAACCATCTATATATGAATAATATGATGTTACTTGATTTACAACTGATTGTAATCCTGTAATAGAACTTATAGGCTGATAACCTTTGTGATGAGCTCTATTTAAGTAATAACTTCCAGCATATCCATTTAATGTACTTGCATCAGTAATACTAGTAATTTCATATTTCTGTAGAATATCATGAATAAGTACAGATGTACTATCAGAAATTTGAATATCATGAGTAAGAACTGTTGGAACTGTTGGAGATGCAGTGCCTTGAGTATAATCTATTGCAAATGTCGTGACTGTTCCAGAAGATGCGGAAGATAAAGTATAACGTACTTGTAGAAAAAAGTAATAATTATTGAGTGTATTGATTCTGGAAATTGCGCTTCGAGTTAAAGTTTCCCAAGCAGACCAATACTCATTATTAAATGACCAACGAAATTCTTTTTTTGAAAATGTTCCACTAGAATTATCTGAGTAATTTTTAACAGTTCCAACATTTTCAATAGGCTGATCATTATATAAGATAATAACTAAACCGTCTTGTGTTCTAGAAAAATTTGAAAATTGCATAAAACAAATTTATGTTTTATTTATATATTCTTTAATCTAAAACATAAATAAAAATATGTGATATATTATGAATTGTTAATGTTTTATTTTTTATTCTTTATCTAAAATGTATATTTCTATAATAATGTTTACTTATTTATTGATACAAGTATTCCATTTTTAAATACTGCAATTGACGTATCATATAACACAAGTAATCCACTAAATCCTTCAGAACCGTCAGCATAATATCCAAGTGTATTTAAAGAAGCATTTATAGTTAATCCACCAGACATTGTATCTCCAGATTTATTAACTATATTACTTAATGAAGCATCTATTCTTTCTATACTTGCATCTTGAGTGCTATTCCAACTAGTTAAATAAGCAATAGAAGCATCAAATTTTGTTTGAGTTAAATCTCCTAATGAAGCATTGGTTTTAAATACTAATGGATATATTGTTATTAATGAGGCATCTATTCTTCCTATTGAAGCATTTGAAGCAAAAGCTCTATTTACTGACGCATTAGTTGCATAGTGTCCAGTAGAAGTATTAAGAGCATAAGTCAATTCAGACATAGGTCCTAAGCATGCATCAAGATAATTAAATTGAACTGTTAAATTTCCTAATGATGCATTTGAAGCAAAAGCTAAGCCAACTGATACATTGGTTGCATAATTTCCAGTAGAAGTATTAAGTGCATATGTTAATTGATCTATACTATATAATGATGTATCTGTTATATTTAATTGAGATACCAGTGTATAATAACTCAATGATGAATTTATTACATAAACCAATTCAGATACAGGGCCTAAACAAGCATCAAGATAATTAACTCGAGATGTTACATCTCCTAATGAAGCATTAGTTTTAAACACTAAAGGATATATTGTTCCCAATGATACATCTATTCTTATTATGCTTGCATCTTGTGCACTATTTTTCTCAAAAGCAACCACTATACTTGCATCTCTTGCACTTAAAGAACTATCTACATATTCATAACTTATTAAAACTATACTAGTATCTAAATATCCCGAGGAATTCCATGTAAAATTTGAACCAAATGAAGCATCAGGAATATATGTAGCTCTTATATCATTTAATGAACCATCGACATATTCATAATCTATATAATATAACGTTCTCGTGGAAGTTGTATCTCTAGAGTCATAATTAATATAAATCACATCGATATTGCCTGCAATAACACTTGACCGTGAATATTTAATATGAATATAAAAATTACTTTGATCAGAAAAATTAATTCCCGTAAGATTTGCTGTCGTAAATGATTGCCAAGGAGACCATATAACATTATCAAATGAATAACGAAATTCTTTCTTAGTAAAACTGCCTGTAACTCCTTCTTCCTTAAAAGAACGAAGTCTATTAATATTAAGAATAGGCGAAATATTACGAAACTCTATACTTGTTATATATGTACGTCTATTATCTAATGTGTATTGCATGAAAAAATACTTAATTTTATTTATTTATTCAAAAATAAATTTCACATATATTTTTTTTCATTGACAAATACATATATTGATTAAACAAGAAAGAGTCATGACTGACTCTTTCTTTAATTATAAAAATTATTTTTTAAAGCATATTACTTTTTTCAATATAATGATAAAGTATTTTCATTCCATTTAATCCCAAACCAGTATAAGGGCTATAATAATTTGATAAAATTATCTTTGGATTTTTTGATACGTATATTTGTATGTTATTTTCTAAAACTATTGTTTCAAATCGTATGTCTTCATACATTAATTGTAGAAATGCTTTTTTATTATGTTTGTCTCCCGAGCCAAGTATCAATGCCTTCTTTGTCATTTCAAAAGCAGCTTTCAAAATAGATAATCTTAATGTTTTCCAAGGACTTTCTTGTGATCTGTATAAAGTAAAATTAAACATATTACGATATCTACTTTCATCAATATTTTCATAATTCCAGTGTCTTTCAGTACTTTGTGGTAAGGGCTTGAGGTTGATAACACTTGTCTCAGTTCTATAAAGTTCTTCAAGAATATATTTGTTTAGAAATGCTCTTCCTTCACCTGTAAGTTCATCAAAAAATCTGTCATCTTTATATCGAATCGCAAGAGCTAGGCGACTTATGCACTGAAGAAAAATACTGCTAACAGGAAGATTTCCTGTTATAGTTGGCACAAATCCTGCTCCTACTTTAAGAACAGGATTTGATGACCAGGTACGTTTAAAACTTTCGATTGTAGCTTCAGTAGATCCAGCACCCTCTGCAGTTCCTAATTCATTTCCAAAAATTACTATTTTCGCTTTATCAATGGGCCCACCACCAATACATCTAAATAATAATTTCATTTGTCCATTAGTCAAGATCATCTGAATAATCTTTAAGCATATTATCAAACTCAGTAAATTGTTGAAGAAGATCAAAATGTGGGTGCGAACGAAAAATCTGTTGTTTAGCTTGACGCATATTTGAAAGTTGTTTTGCACGCATATGTTGATCAACTATATAATATATTATATTATAATCTCCGCCTAAAGATTCAATCCAGTCTTTATATTTTAACACGAGACGAGATGAAATTTTTTCATGACCATGAGCAGACCATTTATTTGGAATTGTTGCATGTTTAATAGTAGTAAAAATTTTTCCCATATCATGAAAATATGCTGCTAGTATAAGATTTATATCATTTGTTCGTTTGGCTCTATTAAAAACAATTTTAATATGATCATAAATCCATTTTTCCGGATGATAAATTAATGTTTGTGGAATTATTTTACTTTTTTCAAATATTTCTTGAATTTCTAAAGGAGAAATTTTAATTAATTGTTCTATGGTCATTTTTGAAATATCAATAATTAAATGTTCTTTAACTAGTTTCATAACATATATAATATTTTTTATAATTGTATAAATATAATCATTTTTATTGAAATAAAAAATATTTTATTGTTTATTTTTAATGAATATATAAAATATATAACAGTTAGATTAATATTTAGCGTATTAATCAACCAAAGGAAAGATAAAGGCTGTCCTGTTATAATTTATATATTTAAATAAAATAAGGAAAGAAATCATGAAAAAATTTAGAAAAACAGAAGATGGACTTTTTATATGTGAAGAGTGCAATAAAACATTTGTTAAAAAATTTAGTTTAAGTAATCATTTATTTTATAGTCATAAAAATATAAGTAAAAAAGAATATTTTGATAAATGGTTAAAAGATGAAAATGATGGTAAATGTATAATATGTGGAAATGAAACAAAATTTATCAGTTTAGTTGGATATAAAACATGTTGTAGCGCACAATGTGGTTATGATTATAATCATATACAAATAGATAAAGCAGTTTTAGAAAAATATGGAGTAAGCAATATTTCAAAAATACCGGAAATTAAAATAAAAAAAGAAAAAACCTGTTTAAAAAATCATGGAGTTAAAGCAGGATTCGCAGATGTAGAAAAAAGAAAAATAACTATTAATAAAAAATATGGATGTGATAATGTATTTCAAAATGAAGAAATTAAAGAAAAATGTAAACAAGCACATTTAAAAAACTTGGGAGTAGAGTATCCGTTACAATCTCAATTCGCTAAAGATAAATTTAAATTTACGTGTATTAAAAAATTTGGAGTTGAAAATCCTTCTCAAAATAAAGAAATTTTTGAAAAAGGACAAAAAACTAGATTAAATTTAAAACAATATAAAAACACAAAAATTTATTATAGAGGTTCTTATGAATTTGATTTTCTTGAAAATTTTTATGATAATCATTCAGATATTCAAAATGCAAAGGGTATAAAATATGAATTTGAAGGTAAAAGTCGAATGTATTTTCCCGATTTTTATATTCCATCACTAAATCTTATAATAGAATGTAAAAATTCTTATTTATATGAACGTTATAAAGAAAATATAGATATAAAAGAAAAAGCTACTATTGCTAGTGGCTTTAATTACATTATGATTTTGGATAAGAAATATGATGATCTGTATAATATTGTTCTTTAAGTAATCTAAAAATATGATAATTTAAAGAACATCTTGGTGAATGTTTTATAATATTATCTTTTTTATCATTAAAAAAATCATAAATGAATAAACCTATAGAATAGCTCCTACTGATCCCCGCGCCACAATGTAACACGACCATACTTTTGTCCTTATTTTTCTTAATGAATTCATATAATTTTTTTGCTTTATATTCATTGAACATATTACAGGAAGCTATTCCCATTTCAATATATTTTTCTACTGTATTTTCTCCGTAATCTGGAAAGTGCATGATCATGACATTTGAATGTTGACGTTTAAAATACGAGTATACATCGTTCTTCCCCATAAGCGCTCTTCGCTCACATGGATTATTTATAGAAATAAACATCATATCTTTAGTCTCAACATTATCATTAGTAATCATGTTATAATCCATAAATTTATTAAATTCTCTTTTATTTAGAATCAGTATTTTCATATTTTTCCACTATGTGTTTTGCATTATACAAATGTTTGGCCGCGTTTAACATATATGTAGTTTTATGTTTTCTGTATTCTTCAGGTTTTTCAATTTTCTTTCTTGCTAATCCAAAGAATCCTGACTTATGTTTATCAGTTGCAAACTTAGCCCAATTATTAAAGTAAAAAGAAGAATTATAGGTGTCTATTAATTCGTTTACATTTTCTTCAATATAATTAGACCAGCTATTAACAGCTGTTTTAACTCTTTCAATAAATTTAAACGCATCTGCGTCATCAGTCATATTCAATTCCTGAGTAACATCATCTAAAGATTCTTCTAAGTAATGCTTTATAACGAAATCTTCTCTAAAAATATTCATAGTACGAATACCATGCAGATTAAAGTACCATACACATTTACATTTCACAAGTTGCCCATCTTCAAATTCAACTACAACGCCTTCCATATCCTGTGCAGTTTTCATCATTTCATTAAGATAATATAACGATGACACATGCAATGAACTTACTGTAGGAATATCAGAATATAAATGATACGATGATGCAACTGAATAATAATTTCCATTTAAGTTATCACGCATACCAATTAAACGAAGTTCTTTCTTTGTATATTTCAGTACAATACGGTTATCGTATGATACATATTCAAATAAAGGAGTTAAGTTATCTTTAAGTGCTTCATCTACAACTTTTTTGATTCCATCTTGGCTGTTATATAATTGCATAGCAGCTATCGACTGTTCGTTTGTAAAACCAGCTTGAGTTTTTGCAAACACGGTTCCATCAGGTAATTGCATAAACGCAACTAAAGAACCGTCTTCTTTTACAGTTATGTGTTTTATTTTTTTGTCTTTAAGAACGTCATACTGAGTTGATTCAACTTGATTAACATTGAAGAATTTCTTAAGCATCAAAAATCTTTTATACAAAGTTCCATCGGCATTAAATACAAATGTAACTCCGCGCATATCAAAGGCGTTAATGTTTGGGTCATTGATTGGATCAATAAACATCTTATAATCACACAAAAAATAGTTAAAAGTTACAATTCGATAATCGTTGATACGATGTTCGGTTTTATAAAAGTTGAAGTTCTTGTGAGCTTCACAAATTTTTAATGCATCTTCATATGTAATAAGGTAACTCATAATATTATTGATATATTACAAATATAACAAAAATATCTGAAATAAAAAAATTAAAATGGATTAAAATGAATTATTTTAAATCTTCTTTTCTTCCGGTGTAACGAATTAAGAAGTTGTAATAAAAATAAGAAGGATAAAAATAGCTAGAAAAAACAAAAGTATACATACTTTTTTCGTTTACAACTTTACGAATAATTTTTTGTTCAATAGATATAGTGTCAGTTATCATTTGATTTGAGATCCATTGATCTAAACTTATAGAGTCTACATTATAATAATTTAATTGAGAATAAACATCTGTAATTGCTTCATTAACGTCAATATATCTTTGATAATATAAATTTCTTGTTATGTATTCATTACATGAAGTAAACAATAATAAAACTAAAATAATAATAAATTTTTTCATTTTTTAACAAGTATTATACTAAAAAATAATTCAAATATAATTGTAAACGAACAATACAATATTATTATATCTAACCACCAAACAATCATAGGATTATAAAATACTATTGAACCTACAAATAATAAAATCATTATAAATTTACATAAATGCCAAAAATCTGTAAGCCATACAAATATTGTGCTTGATCCTAAAAATTTTTCACCTTTTTCAGGATCTCCGTCTTTCCATTTATTTCTCCATGAAAAATTTGGATTTACCCATAACTGATTTGGCCAATTTCTAAATATAGAAGTATTCCATCTAAATCTAAGAACATCCACACAAGCACTAAATATGCCTCCTAAAATTAATAGAATTAAAGAAATCATTACAAGCTCTTTATAGCATTAACAATTCCAGCAATAGTAAAAACTAAAAAAGTTAAAATAAGATATCCAAGTGATACTAATCCAACTACATTAAAAATACTGTGCAAAACACCTGTACTGTTTCTAACAACCAATACAGAAATGATCAATAACAGAAATGCAACGAGAATTTTTAGTAAACCATTTTTCTCAAACCAATTCTTGAAAAAATTAATAATCTTTATAAACATAGCCTTTTATTTTATTTATTCAAAACAATTTTGTAGTATTTATTTTTCTTTCTGAAAATGGCATCAGAAACACCGGAGAGATGTAATAGTATCCTACTTTATAGTCAGCATATTTTACAGTTCTAATTTGCCAGTAAATTTTTTCAGTTCTTCCTTCAGGTTCAAGCCAATGATAATAAAAGGGTTCTGGAGTTATTTCATTTGGAACTTTAGTATTAAAATGAGATTTTAATGGAACTAAAATTTGTTCTTTTGTAAGTTCAACATAAGCGCCTCTTCCACCATGAACTACTCTTTCAAAACCATTTGAAAATTGAGTACCATCTAAAAAATATAAACATATATTATTCATTATATTCTTTCCATTCATTTAAAGCTGCTTCTGAAACTTTATCGACTATGATTTCTAAATCATTACCATACATTCCAGCACAAGAAAAACACCCAACTTCTAAAATTCCATAAGCATTAGAATTTATTTTAGCAACATCTATTGTATAACAGTTATCTGGATTATACATATTTGCACAAATTTCTGCTGCACTCAATGCATTTTTATCATTACATTCTTCATATACAGAATGAGAATTCAATAGTACATAGTCTCGAGTTATTGTTCCTGGATATATTTTTTCGGGTGCAGACCAATCTCTATAAAGACTTCCGCATATAACTTCGCCATTAACTACCACAAATCTCCATTCTTTTTCAATATTATACACATCAGATACTACTACAAGCAAATCTGGCTCGACATCATAAAAACCTGCAAGTTTAATGCAATCTTCAAAATCATGTTTTTTAACTACCATTCCTGTGAATTGTTTGTTTCCTGAATTAGGACGTATAAAAATTTTATCATCATTAAAATAACGATATAAATCATTTTTTCTACGTTTAACATCACCGTACGGCATCATCAAATAATTCGAATGAACAAGCGTATTTCCTAATACAGGATAATAACTTGTACATTCAAATGCTTTTTCATTAAGATACACACCCGGAACCCAAGGAGTCTTTTTTAATTTACGGCCTAAACCTAAAGACCCATAAAAAATGACACAATCTTGTGGTTCATATAGAAAATTAATGCAATACTTAACTATATCTTCTGTACGAGAATCATCAATAAGATTAACTTTCATTCCTTGTTTTTTAATTTCTTTAACAAGTTGTTCTTCGTTATCTTCGAATACATTAGTTTCTATTAACCATTTAGGTTTAGGTGTCATGTCAATTTGTTTTAATTATCTGTTTAATTATAAATCTTTTATAATCTGGATTTGTAAATTCTAAAACATACCATAGTTTCTGATTGATATTCAAATATTTGTCTTTAAAAATAAATCTCCATTTTTTCTTTAATTTTCCTGGAACTCTTCTATAATTATAAAAGGGGCTGATTGTTTTTGATGTTGTGAAGTTCGTTTTTTATAATTTTTTATTTTTAATCGCAATAACTAAACAATAAGGAAATAATAAAAAATTAAGTAAAAATATTTTAATATAAGTTTGTGCTGACGATTTAAGAGAATAACAACTTTGTTTATACATAGAAAATATCCCCCATATTAAACAAACAATTAAATATCCTAATAAAATTTTCATTTTAGTTCGTTTTTAATGATTTTTTGTTGGCTCCAATGACCATGATTCTGTTGGACGTGATTTTTACGCACATATTTACCACAAACATTGCGAAATTCTGAATAGTGATATTCTCGAGATAAACGAACAACATATCCCTCAATTGTATTGGGGTTTGCTTTCATTTTTTTATTCAATTCTTCAATTACGTTTATATCCCATATTCCTTGATAAAATACAGGGACTAATGTAAGCTCAAGTAATTCAGCCCATTCTTCAGTTTCTTTCCAACTTAAGCACATATTTCTATCGTCCCAAATTGAGAACATATAGAAATAAGTACTTAGTGCATTTCCTTTTTCTTTTGTGTAATGAATAGCATGTTTAGCAAACATATTTTCTCCGCAAACTCTCCAGCCCTCAGGAATGTTATATGCTTTTTGAGCCCATAGATTTTTTACCCAATTTCTTGATGGATGTGCGCCGCTATCAAGTGAACGACAGTGCATATAATCATTGTACCAAGTTGTGTTTTCTCCGTCGAGTTTCTCACATATCATAACCTTTTGGCCCTCAAATACTTTAACATCTGTCATCATGCGGTCATCTCGATTCATTCCAGGGCTATAGGGAAGGTGGAAAGTTCTTGGATATTTAATCCTATTACCAAACGTGTTAAGTACCGGAGAAAGCACTTTTTGAACAGATAAGTCGTTGAATAACTCACCCTTTACTCTCGTGCCATTCGGCATTATTTCATTTCCCCATTTGTCGTATTCAACATCTGTGTAAAAATGAGGTGGAAGAATTATGTTTATAATACCTGCTGCTTTACGAATCTCATCACATGAAAGCTGAGTCGATTCAGCCAAAAGATGATGCATTTCACATAACGATGCTCCATTATCTATATAATATCCACCATCAGGAAAGAGTCGACGTTCGATAATGTGATGAACATCCTTTGCTGGCTCTTTACAAATGACACAGAGATGACCGTCACGTTCAAAAACGGACCGCCGAAAGTCATCTCGTGTCATTAAATTTTTCATTTTATGTTTTTCAGTTAATTTTGTCAATGTACGCATTAAATTATTCCACCAAGATTCAAAACGAATTTTATGAAATTCATTTTTTATTTTCACTGTTCATCATTTTTACAAAAAACTGTACATCATGATATCCGTTATCATAAAAAGGTATTCTATAACGATCAGTTAAATGATTACGTATACTATCTGCATCATCAAAATCAATATTACTACAAAGTATACTGAAATCCATGCCTCGATCATAATCCCAACGCCAACCTCTAAGACATGGACCAAACATATCTTCATGTGTTTGTCCTATGTAATTTTTTCCTGATATTAAGATACTATGAACAGCATCATATCCGTCTATATAGCCAATTATCACAGAATATCTTAAATCTGTCCAATATGTTTTATCTGCATTCATAGTTTTAATAAAAAGGGCCCAAATCTTCGGACCCTAAATTTATCTACAAAGCGCGTCGGCTGTATGAGTTGCTACATATGCATGAGGTTTTCCCTCTGCATGATAACCCATGCCAGAAAGATATCCAAGACCTGCGGCGAACATTATGTTTGACTTGTCTTTAGCGTTATTGCTATAGTCAAGGTGAAGAGTGATACGCTTCTTAAAAGTTTCATCACTTCCGTCAACCATTTGTGCCACAGCAAGTACAAACTCAGCTTCTTTCCAAAGCTTTGAAGGCATTTCTTCAATCGGAGACCTGGTCTTACGCTTTTCCCAAACGTCAGATACAATAACATGTCCACCGTGACCAACACCCATTCTGTCAATGTAATGCATAACAATAGCAACAGAGTACTTGATTCTGCGTCCATGCATCTGTGAGTCACAGCCAATGATAACATTTCCGTATGGATTTTCTTTAGTCCAATCTTTTACATATTTTTCAATGTTTTCAATGACCTCTCCAGTTAATTTCTTGAATATAAGTGTGTTTTCCATTATCTTTTTATTTAAATTCCATATTAAAGTTTTTATTTTTACGCATTTTGATGTGCACAATCTTTTTCTTATCAGGAATTGTACGTGTTTTAAATCTTCCGTCATAAAAGCCCTGTGATACGGCTGAAGCTCTATTTTGAGCCTGTATTAATTTATATAATTTAGATACCATCTTTTTATAATTTTTTTTCTTTATTCCACGATACCTTTTCTTTTTGGTTATATTCATTTCATTCTTTTGGTTCGTGTAAAACACAGCCAAAATCTTCAGTCGTTTCAATATAATCGACGTATCCTCCGTCCCAACCAGTATGTAATTCAATAACAACTTTATCGGAGCCATTTAATTCACTACACTGACCATCGTTTATCGCTCCATCATATTTCCAATCAGAAGTTTGATTCCAATATTTACATGTTTTACATCTATTCATTATAATATATAATTAGAATTTATGTATCAAATATAACAATAATTTCTGAAATAAAAAAATATTTCTATATTTATTTTTAAAAAATTTAACAAAACTTTAACTTAAAGTATGAAACTTATTAATTAAATGTCATATAATTAGAACTCAAAGTCTCTAGAAAAGTTATATCTCTAGTCGTGCGCGCGTATAATATATAAGGTACATATAATTTTTTATTAAAATAATTTCTTTTTGATAAATTTATTTATTATATTTGATTTTAAATTTCTAAAATGACTCGTGTTTTAAACATATTAATAATTTTCTTTGGTTTATCATTTTCTTTATTTTCACAGAAAAGTGCTATTTATAATAATAAAGGATTTCCATCTTCTTTGGGAATAACAGAATATGTTAATAATAACAGTCAATCTATTATTGAAGAATATGAACAATTAATTGATACATTATATGACATATATATTTATGTAGAAGATTTAAGCAGTGAAAAAGAGGATATATTGGGGCAATTTTATACACCTGATAATATTATAATAACCAGTGAAGAAAAATTTACTGGGTTCGAACTTAAAGATTTAATTAAATCTAAAAAAGTAACATCATATTACACCGGGCAAACAGTTAAAGGCACTATATTTCATGAGTTAACTCATGCGTATTTCAATCAAAGTTTAATTCTAATGCAAATTGAAAAAAAATATGTATCTCCAGAGTATAATATATTTAAACTATATTCTAATTATAATAGACAATTTAGTGTAAAATTCATAGAAGAAGGAATATGTGAATATACTGTTAATTATTTAAATGAAAGAGCTGCAATTGAGTCAATTCGAGTTCCAACAAGCATAGATTATTTATTAGATAAAGAACATATTGTTAATAACATATATCGATATTCTGTTATTTTTTTAAAAGATTTTTTAGATGAATATGGTATTAAACGAGGAATAGAAATATTACTCGGAAACAAACCTCCCAGTCTTGAAGAAATACTTAAACCAAAGTTATTTTTTGGACGTTTGAATATAAATTAAATTTTTGTTAAAAATAAATGACAAAATATTTTTTATTGTCAGAAATTATTGTTATATTTACTCTATAATTAAAAGATAGTTCTTTAACTTAAGATACATTGCTTTGCCCCTTTGGATTATAGCCCAGATGAGGGACCCGGAACACGGAAGTTCGAATCTTTCCTAAGCAGCAAAATATCATAATATGATACAAACATCAATCCATCAAAAAGATATGCCTGAAGCAGTTATTAGGGATTCTCGTGGAACCTTAATATCAAAAGGTCTTCGAGTTGCATATAATTATCAAGGTTCAGTTGCTATTGGAAAAATTATAAGCTGCATATCAACATGGAAATCAGTAAGAGGGGGTGTAGAAGATAAAATGTGGTGGTCTTCTCGTTTCACATTGAAAATCTTAAACGAAAACGGTTTTATTTCTACAGTTAAAAATCCTAATAGCTTTGTAATAATCTATACACCATTAAATTATGGCGCTTAAGACATCTGCATTACTTATAGCCGGAGAAGTTGGAAAAATAAAATAGGAAGAATTAATTAAGGAAGTATAATAAAACTTAAAAAAGAGCTTATATCTAAATAATATGGAAAAAACACTTATCATAGTAAGAGGTTTACCTGGGTCAGGTAAAAGTACTGTTGCAGAATTGTTAGGAGATTATATTTGTACTGCAGATGATTATCATATGAAGAATGGAAAGTATGAATGGAAACGTGAAAAAGTAGCTTTTGCTCATCTTAAATGCCAACAAAAAGTTAATGATGGAATGAAAAAAGGAATTGAACGTATTATAGTAGCAAATACTTCAACAACTGAAAAAGAAATGGCTCCATATTATATCTTAGCGGGCATGTTTAAATATAAGGTATTTTCAATTATCGTTGAAAATCGTCATAATGGCGTTAATACTCATAACGTGCCTGAAACTACATTAGACGCTATGAAAAATCGTTTTGATATTAAACTTTAGAATATATACTTTAAAAAATTAATTTATGAAAGAAACTTCAACTCAATCTACTATTACAGCGTCAGATATTGTAGACGGCGCAGTATATTTTAATTCAAAAAATGAACTTGTACAGGTTAAAAAAATTGATAATGAAAAAAAGGTAGTTCATTTTTTTAATATTAGTGAACAGTATACAGTATATTTAAGATTTGAACGTATTAATTTGATTAAACGAGTTCGATAATACATATTTATTAATTTATTAAATAATGAAAACTATGAACTATAAAGACATTTTTCGTCAGGCTAATAACTCAGCCGAAGTTCTTACATTTTCAGAAATAGGAAACGATGTAATGATTTATCCATGTGGATTTGCATGGGTATATTTAAGAAATGGTATAAAAGGAAAAAGAAATCCTCTTGGAAAAGAACTAGAGTCTCTAGGACTTTTATCATACGATAATTATAAAAAACAATACTATTATTGGATCGGAGGATATAACCAGTCAATGTTCCATAAAGAAGCACATGCTAAACATATGGCTAATATTCTTACTGAAAAACTTGGTGTTAAATTTGATTATGGTTCAAGAATGGACTAAAATAAAATATTTTTATTATTTAAAAATTTTTATGATACTTATACTACTTAATTTATCTAAAATATGAAAAATTTTTTAAAAAAATACATAGGAATCATATTATCAGGGATAATGATTATTTTATTTATTCTTGTATATATTTTATCATCTACGCAACCGATATTAACATATATATTTGTTGATATTATCGCATGGTATATATCGATCTATTTAACTTTAATACTTCTATTTTTTATGTTAAAAATATTTTTATGGGGATTTAAAAAAGTAAAAAAATGGAAAAAAATTTAATACTTTTATTTTTAATAACTATCTCATATATTCTTATACATATTTTTATCCCTCTTTAATATGTCGATACCTGTTATAGGAACTGCAATAGTTAATGGTACACATTGGATTAAACAATTAATCAACAGTGTAGATTATCCCACAGATAATTTCGTTATATTTGATAATAATGGGCGAAGCGAACTTGTTGAAGAACTTGATAAAATGGTTAAAAAAGTTCATCCTTTTATTAAAAAATTAACAGTGTGTCATTTACCTGCAAATATTGGGTGTTCAGGAGCATGGAATATGATAATAAAGTGTTATATGAATGCACCATATTGGATAATTACTAATCATGATATACAATTTACATCAGGATTTCTTGAAGAAATGATTAGATTATCTTCTGATATTGAAGTAGGTATGGTTCATGGAAGCGCAGGAGATTTTGGAAATGGTGGATATGATCTATTTCTTATAAAGGATTGGGTAGTACAAAAATATGGTTTATTTGATGAAAATTTTTATCCGGCATACTGTGAAGATGCAGATTATATAATGAGATTTAAATATCAACCCATAAAACGTATCACAAGTGTAAATAAACCGTATTTACATGGCGGTGGATCTAATTATTATGAAACCGGGCAACAAACAAAAAAAGAAGAACCTGATTTAGAAGAAAAATTAAATAATGCAAACTTAATTAATTTTGAATATATGACAAAAAAGTGGAGTGAAGGTTGGAGAATGATTAATCCCGCCCGCTTTCCATTTAACAATTCAACTATGCCTTTATCTACAACAACATATGATCTTGATTATGTTAGAAGAAAATATTTAGGATTTTAAAATAAAAATTATGGAGAAAACAAAAATCGAACAGCTATACGAAAACGAAAAATCTCAAAGTTTCGTAAACCATCTTATTCATGCATATCTTCCAGTTCATAAAGTAACAAAAATATGGGAATTTGAAAATAAAAAAATTAAACACAAATGTAGTGTATGCAGTCAAGAATTACTTGATGTTGAAACAGTATTTCAAAGAGTTCAAAAATCTCATGATTTTGCGGGAGAATTTATTGATGAAATGAGAAAAGATATTGAAGGGAAACCTACGAAATTTGAAGATCGTTTTATGGTTAAACATATTACACAAGGAGCTGTTATTGGGTGGATTGGAGAAAAAACAAATACAGAATTATGTCAATCCTGTATTCAGAATCTTTTAAATCTTGTTACCACAGGTTTATTGATGAGTGATAAAAATATTGTATATCAAGTAAATAAAATGAAACGTGCACAAATATTTGATTCTTTTACGTCTAGTCCAGCGCTTAATTCATCAGAAATAAAGGTTGTTGAAAAAATAGAGAAAAAAATTGAAAATAGACCTAAACATGTAGCTACTTTTGGAGACCTTGAAATACTTCAAGAATTAAAGAAGAAAATGGAAAAAGAAAACAATAAAAACGATTAAAAATATAATTACTAATATCTTTAACAAAATTTTAACAATTAATTTTAACAAATTTTTAACAAATATTTTTATATTTCAAAAATATTATTTATATTTGTATTTTATAACACATATATGTATATGAAAATTGTAGTTAATACAGAAAATGTTGATCTATATAATACTTTTTCTCGTTTAGGAAAAGATTTAAATTATCAGATCATTAATGCAAAAGTTGAAAGTGTACTTTTTGATACCATTGAAAAAAATAATGTTGATGCATATGTTCTTTCAATTTTTACTCCTTTTTTTAAAAGGGCTGTAGAATTTATTAAAAAGAATAATTCTTATATACCTATAACAGCAATTATTCCTCATGGAAATATTACACCCGATATTCCTGTTGATATGTATATTGTACATGTACAAAACGAATCATTTGATGTACTGGCAAATTCAATATTTTATAATATAAATACGTATATAAAGTCTTTTGCAACTCTTAAGAAACTTACAGCAAAAATACATGATAAAATTGAGTTTGCAATGTGTGTATATGACCCTACTCGTAGACTTCTTTATCATAAAGGAAAGGAAATAAAAAGACTTTCCGCTAAAGAGGGCGGAATTCTTGAAGTACTTGCGTCAAATTATGGACAAGTGGTTAAGAAAGAAGTTATTCTCGAAAAAGTGTGGCGCAAAACAGATTACTTCACTGGAAGATCTTGTGACGTATATATAACTTATCTTCGTAATACCTTGAAGAACAATAAAATAAAATTAACTATTAAAAATATTTCCGGAATAGGATTAATTTTAGAAAGTATCTAACTTAGAATAATCTTTATTAACAATCATAATATATTGAAAGCCATTAGCGGTAGTGGCTTTTTTCTTTTCTTCTATTTGTTCTTTATCTTTTTCTGCGAGATATGAATTTTTACACTCAACAATCAAATTTAAAGAAGGGATATAAAAATCTGGATAATATACTTTATTTTTGTTTTTAAAATGATACTTAATAGAAGGACCGTTTTGAATATCAGGAAATTTATCATAAAATTTTTCTAGAAAATCAAATTCATATGAACCTCTATAAAAAAGTTCTGTATTTCTAAATTTTTTACAATTATATCCAGATATCTGAGTTTTAAAAAATGTTCTTTTAATTTGCAATGGATTTTCACAATCATAACGTAATAAAAATGTATTTTTCTTTTTAATATTTAATATATCTGATTGACCTGGATTACTTACGCCCCATTTATTTATCATAGATTGTTTTTGTTTATTATTAATGTTTTTATTTTGTAATGGATATTCTACTCCATATTTTTTAATACATTCTTCTTTTGTTCTATTATGTTTATATAAATTTTCACACTTTTTACAACACGTGCTTTTATAACCCAATTTTATATCTCGAAATATAGTTGGTTTACCACATATTTTACATTTTTCTTCATCAATATCTTTTATCCATTTATCAAAATATATTTTTACACCAGCATGAGTCACATTAATATGCTTACTTAATCCACAACGCCTTTTTGTGATTAACCCACATTCTTCACATATAAAATTTCCGTGTGTATTTATTCTAAATTCTTTCATGATTGATATTTAATAATATTTATATTAAAAAGTGTTCATTTGTTTTAAAAATAATTGTTTAAATATTTTTTTGTGTCAGATATTTTTATTATATTTATACTATAAACTCAAATAAAAAAGAATTATGAAAACAAATTTAAGCATCATTTATTTATTCGCTGGCATAATATGTGTAATATTATCTTTTATAATTAAAGAAATTGATCTTGCTTTATTTATAGGAGCCTGTGCATTTTTCATTTTAGGAAGAATAGAATTTTTAATTAATAAAATTGATAAACCTAAATAAAAAATGAAAAACAAAACAAAAAATAAAAATAAAGATATCCCTTTTTATGAAAGAGGAGAATATATAAGAAGTCCATTTGTGATATTTATTTTTTTAGGATATACTGTATATGGTATATTGTATGGGTTAATATATGTATTTAAATGGGCGTTTAAGTGGCTCATATTTTCTTGGATAAGGCCTTTTTCAAATTCTGAATTTTTCTGTAAGATGGGATTTCATAAATATAGAAAATATATGATTCAAGAATATTATCCTGCATATAAATGTGTTATATGTCATAAAACAAAAAACGCATTTTTTGTAAATGATATTATACCTGAACATTATAATGAATAATAAAATGAATAATAATATTTAATTATGTCACGAGCACCTAATGGCGGATGGGATTTTGTCGAAGTAGGCAAAACTTATCAATATAAAGAAGATTGGTTCATAGCAATGGTTAAAGTTCTTGAAGATAAATCTGATAATGAAAATTACTGTTTTAAATTACAGATAGAAAAATCTTCTCATACACCATTTTTTGCAGATAAAAATGGAATTTGTGAAATTTCACATGTTAAAAAAATGGATGGAATATATTCAGGGATGATTCAACTTTATGAAGATGAAGAATATATGTGCAACTATAAATGGAATTTAAATGATTTAAATACTAAATAATTTATAAAAAATGAAAAGCAGTTTTATTTATCAGGGATATCGTATTGATGTTTTTGAAACAAAAACAGATTACAGATATAATATTAAAGATAAAAATGAAAAATTAATTATTGAATCTGCTATAGGATTTCCATTTCCTTATGATGCTGAACTTCAAGCTAAATTATACATAGATAGAATAATTAAAAATAAAGATGGTTGGATTATAACATAAATTTTTTAATTATATAATTAAAAATATTATATGAAGCCCTTTAATGAAATGACATCAACAGAAATTAAAGCTCTGTCTAAAGAAGAATTTGACAATATATCTCCTTTTGATAAACATAGTTGTTATGATTGCATATATCTTAAAGGATTCATCAACATCTGGTGTACTAATAAAAAAGCAATCCAGTATCGTAATACAGCTATTCCAGGAGTAATAAAATGTATATTTTGGGCTCCTAATTGGGATTGGATTGAAGATAAATATAGAACGCCAGAAAATGGATATGTTTCTCCTGTAAAAAAAGTTAAAAATTTGTTAAAGAATATTTTTTAGTGTCAGAAAAAATAGTTATATTTGTATTATAATTAATTACTAATGAAAAAAAGATATTTTATATTACTTAATAATAGTATCTGGAAAAATTGGAAAACTGGCACAATATATTCTCAATATGCTTATGATGGTTCTATTATACATTACAGTGTTTTGTATGCTGCATTGTATAGTCCATATAAAAATCAATGGAAAGAAATATTTTTAAATAATTAAAATCTAATGAAAAAAGATAGAGCAAAACAAATAATTATTTCTGTTCTTCAAAAATCTCTTGTAGGACAACTTGATTCTTCAAATAATTTTAATCCTCAGTTTGTTGCAGACGCAATTGCTGATAAAGTTAACTTTGAAAAGTCTTATACTGACATCAAACATGAACTTCTTATTAAAACTATCATAGCTGCTAAAAGTGAAATGAAAGTCAAAATGGCCGAACTTACTTCTGAACAAACTCTTCTTAAAAATTTTATTCACGGAAAATTAGCAGCTTATGACGAAATTTTAAGTGCACTCAATATATAATATAATGACCAAAAATTTTAAGCGCACTCAATATATAATATAATAACCAAAAATTTTAATGTTCTACGTTTTGGAAATTTATTGAAAGATATTAAAAATAATAAAAAATGAAAACACCAAAATTTGAATTAATGGAAACTAAAAAATTTGGGAATACATTTATTTTAACTATACGAATAAATAGATTATTTCGCAAATCAATAGAAAAAAGTTTTGTGCTTGATAAAGATGAAAAATATATGTTCGGTGGGCTAATATGGCACGTATTGCCAGATTTTGTTGAACTCAATAGATTTTCAAAAATTTATAAATTTTTAGAATCTCAAAGATTGCTTGATCATTATAATATAAAAAATATAAAATAATAATACACAACAAAAATGGCCTATACTATAAAAGAACTTCGTAAGAAGAAAATGATAATATTCGAAGCAATTGCTGGGAGCCATTCCTATGGAACTTCAACTCCTGAATCAGATCGCGACATACGAGGTGTTTTTGTTCAGCCGCTTGAAGACGTTCTTAAGTATGGGTATGTTGAGCAAGTTGCAGATAAAACTAATGATGTTGTTTTTTATGAACTTGGTCGTTTTGTAAATCTTCTTATAGTAAATAATCCCAATATTCTTGAAATGCTATCAATGCCAGAAGATTGTATATTATATAAAGATGCGCAATTTGAAAAGTATTTTGAAAAAAACAAAGAAAAATTTCTTACGAAAAGAGTTCGTTGGACTTTTGCGGGTTATGCAATAGATCAAATAAAGAAAGCTCGTGGCTACAATAAGAAAATGAACTGGGAAGAAAAAGAAATGACTCGTAAAACTGTTCTTGACTTCTGTTATGTTCTTGTTGAAGGAGGATCAAAATCTTTTAAAGAATGGCTTAAGCCATATATGCGCTCAAATAATTGGAATAATATAAAAACTGCACAAAAGTATTTTGGACTTGCTAATATAGATCATGCGCATGATCTATATGCAATGTATTTTAACAATGAAGATACTTGGGGAATAGTTTCTGATTCTGAAACTGCTAATGATGTTCAACTTACTTCAATACCTAAGAACTTAGAAGTAGAGGGTTATCTTTATTTCAATAAAGATGGATATTCATCTCATTGTTCAAAATACAAAGAATACCAGACTTGGCTTAAGGAACGTAATATTAATCGTTTCAAGATGAATAAGGCTCATGGTAAGAATTATGATTCAAAGAACATGACACATACCTATCGTCTTCTTTCAATGGCTCATGAACTTGCAAAAGGAGAACTTCGAGTTCGTAGAACTCCTGAAGAAATAGAAAAACTTATGAAGATACGTAACGGAGAATATGAGTATGAAGATCTTCTTAAAGAAGCTGAAACTATGATAGCTGGTCTTGATGAAGTCTTTGAAAAATCTACACTTCCAACAAAAATAGATGAAAAATATGTATTAGATATACTTTTTCAAATGCGTAAATTTTATTATAATTTAAATATATAAAAATGAAAAAAATTTTATTAACTTTTAGTTTTATTTTATTGGTTGCGTGTAATACTAATAATGATAAATTTAAATATAGAAATGGAGATTTTGCTAAAATTGAATTTAAAGATCTTACGCTTCTTTGGACTCATAACGCTAAATGCGCCGGAGATTCTTTATTGATTATTAAATCATTAAAACAAAATTTTGATACTACTCTAGTACGTGTAAAAATTAATGATAGATATTATAGTAATCAATATTTAATTGCTGTTTATTTAATTTCTCCTTACGATAAAAATGGACACATAATAAATATACCTAGAGTTAGAAGTTCATTTTTACATAATCTTGTTCCATATATTTTTGAAGAAAAACTTATAGATATTAAATAATTATTATGAAACCCACGTTTAAAAGTCGCGAAAATAAAATTCATATAATTGATGGTAAAGAGATTTGGGAATCTCGATCTACTGCAGTATGTGCTGTAATACTTGCAATTAACAAAGATAACATATTTGTGTTGGGAGAAAAAAGATCTCAACATATGCCAGATGCAAAGGGCTTATGGGCAGTTCCATCAGGATATATAAATTATGATGAAGATGGATGGGACGCAATGCGAAGAGAATGTTATGAAGAAACTTCGTTCGATGTTAACAAGTATAAAAAATATTTAATTTTTGATAATGATCAAGATTCCTTTTATACTCATACAAAACCTACTGAAAATAGACAAAATATCGTAGTATGGTATTGTCTTATTTATGATTTTTCTGATAAAGATTTACCAAGAGAAATTGAAGCTTATAAAGATAAAGAAATAGATAAAATTGAATGGATACCAATTGAAAAAGTGTTAACTTCTAAATATAAATGGTCATTTAATCACGATATAAGAATTGAAAAGGCTGTACTTAAATTTGAAAAATATCTAATATAATGAAAAAACAACAATCAAAAACTAAAATTCCTTATCTCGACTATATGTGTAAAGTAGGAGAAACTGTTCAATGGATAGATTTAACAGAAAAAAAATTTATAGGAAAACTTATTGCAATGGATGAAGATTCTCTTGCTACTGTAGAATTGAATGATGGTTCTATTATTCATTATCAATGTTAGTTTTTTAAATTAACACTTTTTTAAAAAACTTACAATACATATTTACATAAAATATAAAAATATATATATGTCAGTTATTGCAGAATTATTTACAGAGAAATTCCGTCCAAAGGAACTTGCATCATTAATAGCGCCCGATAGAATTAAAACTGAATTATCTCGAGGTTTAATTCAGAATCTTTTATTACATGGGAGTGCCGGTACCGGAAAAACAAGTGCTCTATTTATTTTATCAAAGCCTTATACTTCACTTTATATTAATGCTTCTTCAGAACGAGGTATTGATATGCTTCGTGATAAAATTGGAAAATTTTGTGCAACTATATCTCTTGAAGGAGGAAAAGAAAAACTTAAGTGTGTTATCTTGGATGAGGTTGATGGTGCAACACCTGAATTTTTTAACGCATTTAAAGCATCAATGGAACGTTACTCGAATGTTGCAAGATTTATTGCTTCATGTAATTATATTCAAAAAGTTCCAGATGCTATACAATCTCGATTCAACTGCATTTCCTTTGATCCAATAAACACAGAAGAAGAAAAATATCTAATAGATGAATATAAGAAAAGAGTAGCATTAATTCTAAACGCCATCAAAATAACATATACTGGTAATATTCTTGAAAACTTTGTTAAAAATGATTTTCCGGATATGAGATCATTACTTAATAAATTACAAAGTTTTTATCTTCAAGGTATTAAAGAATTGAATTCAAAAAATTATAATATTAATTTTGATTTTGAAGATCTATATAAACTTTGTTTCAATAAACCAGATAAAGCATATGAAAATTATAAATTTATAGTTTCAGAATATTCAAGTAGAATAGACGATGCTTTGAATTGTTTAGGTCAAGATTTTATCGAATATATTAAATCAAAAAATCCTTATAAAATTGAAAAAATTCCTTTAATTATTATAGCAGTTGCAGAACATCAGGCGCAAAGAACACAGGTTATCGATCCGTTAATTACGTTGTTGTCACTGTGTTATAAAATTCAAATCATTATAAATAGTTAAAAATATAGAAACACATATAAAATAAAAATTCATGACAATAAATATTAACGATAATTCAAATTTACTAATAGAGACTAAACCTATTATAAAAATTACAAAGATGTTAAACATAGAAGGATATATTTATGTAAAAGTGCCATATACAATAACCTGTGATTTAACCGATATTCCTCCAGAAAAACATGATATCGTTATTAAAACATTAATGACACTTTCAATTTAGTAAAATTAACATCATTTTTATCCATAAATATTTTCTCGATTCAGAAATTTTAATTATATTTATATAATGAAAAAATATATCTATTTAGATATTGACGGAGTTTTAAGTTTAGGAAGTGAAATACACCCAAAACTTACAAAGTGGGGATATGTTCATAGATTTAATTCAAAGGCTGTTAAAATTTTAAATGAAATATTAAAAGAAACTGATGCAGAAATAATAATATCAAGTGATTGGAAAGATCATTATTCTTTAAAGGATTTACAAGAAATATTTTTAGAATTTGCTAATATTATTAAAGCGCCAATTGATATTACTGGTTCTTATCCATATAAAACATTACAATTATTAGAAGAAATTAGAGCAAATGAAATAATTAATCATGTTAATAAATTGAAACCATATTATTGGGTAGCTATAGATGATTTAAATTTAGTGGCATGGATTCCTGAAAGACATTTTATTTATACTCCATTGTTTATGGAAGGAATCAAACAAACAGGAAAGCGCGATGAAATAATACGTAAATTAATGTTATAACGAGATATCACTATAATAAATATAAATACAAAATGACTAATTTAATTTTTGATTTAAATAATATAATTCATAGAAGTCTATTCATAGTATCTGGATATGGAAAAAATTCATTTACATTTGATACACAAGCTGAGATTGATCAATTGATACGTAAAATAGCAACAGATACTGCATTTATAATTCGTCTTATCAATCCTTCGCGGGTTATATTTGCTCAAGATGATAGTTCTTGGAGAAAAACAATTAAAATTGATGAAAATGAAGGATACAAAGCTAATAGATTTAAATCTAAAAAGATAAATTGGAATAATGTGTATGAAGCTGTAGATGAATTTACTGAAATTATGGAAAATAATGGAATGCTTGTAACTAAAATTTCAACAGCAGAAGCCGATGACATTATTTCATTGTGGTCTCGTGAATTGTCTTTAAAACAAAATCAACATGTTATCATAGTATCAGGAGATGAAGATCTTCGTCAATTGGTTGATTATGTTCCAATGAAAAACATATATGTGACAGTATTTAATCCTTTTATGCAAGGTAAAAATGCTTTTCGAAAATTATATGTTCATAAATTCTTTGAAGATTGGATAAACACTATGGATAATGTAGATTTCATGAACATGAAAGCAACTATTAATATAGACAAAGAAGATTTTAGAAAAATAATAACAGCCAAAAAAACAAAAATGGAAATTATAGATGGACGTATGATAGGACTTCGTAAGATTTTTTGTGGAGATGATGGTGATAATATCCCTGCATTCTATAGTTGGTTAAATGATAAAAATGTTGAAATAAGAATAACTGATTCTAAGTTTAAAAAGATTTATGAAAAAATAATTGAACACTCCGATGAATTAATTACTCATTGTGATATAATTAAAAGAGCCGATAAAGTTTTAAAAGCAATTAATAGTGTTACTAAACAAAATTTTTCGCTTAATATACAAGATAGAATTCTAAGACAAATTAAACTTGTAGTTCTTGACCCAGAATTTTTTCCAAAAGAAATAATTGAAAAATTTGAAGAATCAAAAGAAATACAATTGGATAAACCCCGAGTTAATTATTCAAATTTGAATATGTATAATCTCTTAGAAGGAACAAGATATGTTCGTGAAAGAAAAAGTGAAAATGAAGCTCCAATATTTAAACAGATAGATAGAATACAAGGTAACGCATTATTTTAATATTACGAAAATATAAATTTAAATTTAAAAATAGAAAAAATGAAAACAAAAATGATTGACAAAATTATTGGGAGTTTATTACTCAGTTTGTTCCCAGTTCTAATGATTCTAATGTTTATAGCATTAACAGGAGAACACGGAATATTATATGCTATAGTTTCGTATGTGCTTACAGGCATTACAGCTGGTATTATTTTGTTGGGAATATATCTTGTGCTTTTAATTAAAAAGTATATAAAAGAACATGTTAAATTCTTAAATATATAAGAATGATAGAATTTTTTGATGCTATTAAAATTATTTTTACTGATCCAGTAAAATATAAAGAGTTAACTCGTGGTGAAAAACAAAAATATTATTTTCTTTTAAATAGAAGATTTGCAATTAATTTTCCCATGCAAGCAAACGCATTGCAGCATCTTAAAATAAACCAGGCAGCAGTCATTGATTTTTGGCAAAATTTTCTTCGTAAACAATATAAATATATTCCTGGGTGGATGTATACGAAAGGAGTTAAAAAAGCGCAAGAAGTAAAAGAAAAAAAGTTAAATGTAAGTAATGAAACGATAAAAGAATATTGCAAACGTTTTAAAGTTGATCCAAAATCTGTAAGAGATGCGCTTGAATTTTATGAAGTAGATATGGTAAAGGAATTAAAACAATTTGAAAATATATTAAAACAAAAATGAAAGAACCTCGAGTAAAAAATATTATTAAAAATTACACAAAGGGCAATCTTGGACAAGTTTATGAATATCTTACACAGTCCGATATGGTAGTAGATCCTAGTACTTGGTGTGGTAGAATTAAACAACTAATTGAAGATAAACATTATAATACAGCAAAAGAAATTATTGAACTAACTGCATATAAATTTATTAAATTAAAATAAGATGAACGAACAAAACAAAAAACAAGAAAATCTAGAAGAATCTAATGATTTAATAAAAGATATTGATATAAGAGAAATTATTCCAAATATTATAGATAACTATCTTATTGCTATATTAGATAATCATCATACTGTAGTTATTCCTATGCATATAACCGGGTCACACTTTAAAGTATGGAAAAAAAGTAGAGGAGGCATATTTTCAAGGGATGTTTTAAATTATACACTTAATATATCTCATGGAAATTATGTGTATATTAAGACTAAAACACTTAATTGTATTGCCCGAATTATATCTGAAGATGAAGAACTTACTTTTAAAACTTTAAAACTGGTTGATGGACAAATTAAAGACCGGCCGTATATGATATTAAAAAAATTAAACGAAGACGAAAAATTTATTAATACTCAAAAATATACAAATGAAAAAGAGATAGAAGACGAAAATACTATTCCTACTCCCGTTTTAACGTTGAATAAGCCCTCTCAAGATGATGATTTTGAATATCGAGTTGGGAGTATATCTCTTTTGAAAGAATAACTTAATACATAATTATTAAATTTAGTATATATGATTAAAATTAATACTAAAAAATTATTATTTGTTTTAACTACATTTATAATTTTTTTAAGTACTTCGACGACTGTTTATGCTCCGGCTATGGATAAAGAACAAAAGCTCGACGCACAAATAGAATTTTTAAAAATAGATTATGATTCGGCAACATTGCAATTAATTGAAGCTGTTGAAAATTATATTAATGAATATAGTAAAGGTTCATTAATAGATGTAGAATTAATAATAAGATTAAGTGATATATATGACGTCGACTTATTATTAATATTAGCTCAAGGACATTTAGAATCACACTTTGGAACAAGAGGATTAGCTTCTATGACTAATTCAGTGTTTAACGTTGGAACTTATGATAATGGAACTATATTATATCAATATAGCCATCCAAATTATTCTATTGAGCCCTATATACAATTATTAAAAAGTCGATATTTGACTCAAAAATCAACTAAAGATTTATTAAATGATGAATTTGTTAATATAAACGGAAAACGATATTCGTCAAATAAGCGATATGAAAAAGATTTATTAAAAATTATTGATAATATTGAGAGAAAAACATCTATTGATAGTTTACAACATATAAGAAAAATACGTGCAATGTTTAAAGATAAAACAGATTTTGAGTACATTTTTGAATTTCAAAATAATAATAAATTATTAAAAAGTGAAACACTTTTAGCAAAATTATAATTATGAATAATATAATAGAAAGTTTTAATAAAGCGGCATCTTTATTAATTAAAAGAGACGGTCTTGATGAATTTATTAATTGGCTTAAAATAGAAACTGATTTTTTTATTGCTCCAGCATCTTCAAGATTTCATGGAAATTATGACGGAGGATTAATAGAACATTCGTTATTAGTTGCAAGATTTGCGCTTCATAATTTCAATTTTGTTGTCAAAGAAAATCCTGATTTAGAATATCTTAGAGATTCAGTTATTTTTTGTGGATTATTTCATGATGTTTGTAAAACAAATTACTATGTAAAAGAAACAAAATGGAGAAAAGATATTAATAATAAATGGGAATCATATGAAGGTTGGAGTGTAAAAGATACTTTTCCTTTTGGACACGGAGAAAAAAGTGTGTATCTTATATCAAAGTATATTAATATTACAAATGCTGAAGCCATGGCAATTCGTTGGCATATGGCATGCTTTGAACCAAGCTTAATAGTTCCAAATAATCCACAATATTATGCATTTAATCAAGCTATAGATCACCCATTAGTAAGATTAATCATAGCAGCTGACATGCTGGCAATATCCTTAGAAGAAAAATAGATGTTTAATATAATTAATATTACATTAAGTACATATATCCATATGGGTTCTTTAAGCGGCTTAAAGCGGCTTTCGATAAATTAGAAGAATCAAAATCACACAAGAAATGGGTTACCTTATCTCCAAATCAAAACTCCTCAGGAATTCCTGAGGAGTTTTTGTTTGAATATATAAATAAAATGATATGCTCATATGAAAAATCTTGTAAAAGAATCGATTAACGAAAAGTTTGTTGAAGATTCAGATCCTATAGCTGATATGGGCATCGGTATGAAGCATCAAATAAAGAAATGGATTGAAACAGAAACTGGATATAAATATAAAGAAAAAGATCTGTTGTGGATTTGCGCTGAAGAAGGAAAAATCGAGTTTGTTAAATATTTATTAGACACAGAAGCAGATGTACATGCAGATAATGATCATGCTTTACAGGTGGCAAGTCGCAATGGGCATACTGATGTAGTGAAACTTTTGTTGGATGCTGGCGCAGATGTTCATGCAGATAATGATCATGCTTTACTATCAGCAAGTAACTATGGACATGATAAAGTGGTTAAAATTCTTAAAGATCATATCGCTAAAGAAAAAAAGAACAAAGTCGTTAAAGAAAACCTAAACGAAAAGTTTATTGAAGATTCAGATCCTATAGAAGATATGGGAATTGGAATACGACATCTAATAGAAGAATGGATAGAAAATTACTATCGAAAATTGGCTCCTCCTTATAGAGATATTGAATTTACGATAAATGATGATGGGACTATCGACGTTAATAATAGTAGTGTAAATTTTTATCACTCGGGGTTAACAAAACTTCCAGATTACATTCAATTTAATAAAGTTGCTGGAAACTTTTGGATTAATAATAATAATCTGACAACACTTAAAGGGTGTCCTCGTATAGTAGGTGGTAGCTTTTGGTGTAATGGTAATAAACTAAAATCTCTTAAATATGCGCCTGAAAAAGTTGGTGCAAAATTTGGGTGTTCAGAAAATGCTGTCAAATTTACTAAAAAAGATGTTTTAAAAATATGTAAAGTTGATCCTAAATTCATAGAAACATAAATATATAAAATAAAATAATCATATAAATATGGATGCAACTAAATATAAATTTAATTTACAAAAATCTCCTGATGATTCTCGAGACTTTTTGCTTGAATCAATCTATCCTGACGCTGTTGTACTTCCAGAGGAATGGGATTTAAGACCTCAGATGAAACCCATTAGAGATCAAGGTAGTCAAGGGACATGTTCAGCACAAACTGCGGCAGCAATTAAAGAATGGCAAGAATTGATCGATATTAAATTTAGTGAATATATGTCTCCACAATTCATTTATAATTTAAGAGAAAATCAAGGATCCGAAGGAATGTATCCTAGAAACACTATGGATATTCTTCATAAAATTGGAATTGTTTCTGAAAATCATTATCCTTATGGAACATTTACATCAATTTCATCTTATTTAAAAGAAATTGCAGTAAAACATAAAATTCAAGGATATGCGCAAGTTAATACAATTGATTCTTTAAAAAAGGCATTATTTGCAAATGGCCCATGTTATATTGCGTTTCCGGTTTATAATCCTAATAAAATGGAATTTTGGAAACCAGATTTTACAGGACAAAACATGTTGGGTGGGCACGCAGTTTGCGTATCGGGATATCTCAAAGATAAATTTATTATACGAAATTCATGGAGTTCTCAATGGGGAGACGGAGGATACACATATTTTCCATTTTCTCAGTGGGGTATGCACTGGGAATGTTGGACTGCTATAGATGAAAATTCAAATTCTGAAAATTTAGCTGATAAGGCTGAAAGAATGTTTTGTGCTAGAAGTTTTTTTAGAAGAATATTCGGAAAAAAAGTTAATAGATAGAACTAATTGTACCTAAAAAATAAAATAACATGCAACAACATATTTTTCAACAATTTTTTGGACCACAACAAGCACAAATTCAGCAACACGCACCTGAATATATAATTCATAATGAAACAGTTCTTGAACTTATAAATAATTGGGAGCATGTTCAAAATTTAATGGAAAGACATAGAACAGGAAAACTGCAACAAGTAGATAAATGGGAACATTTATGGTATAATTTTATCATTACTAATAATATAGATATAACATCATATAAAAATAAAGAAGATTTTCTTACACTTAATTGGAGAATTCCTTAAAAATAAAATGATATTATGAAAATAAAATCAAACTTAGTACCGGTTAAAAGAGTTTTGCAAATGATTAAAGAATGTCAGAATCAAAATCAAATTGATAGTTGCAAAATAGTAATTGAAAATTATGTAAAGTCTGTAAAAAAACATGGGATATCAAATATAAAAGATTTGCAAAATAGATTAGATGAAGAATTATTAACCAGACAAGAACAATTATATCTTGTTAAAATTTTTAATAAAAATATTTAATCTATTTGTGCTTTTTTACTCCATGGATATTTAGCACTAAATAATTTAATACCTGTTTTTTTCATAAAAGCCATATCTGCTTTTTCAAATTCTAGATTGAGTTTTTTCTTAAGTCTAAACCGTCTATTAAACCAATTATCAAATTCTTTATTAATCTTAACATAACATGGATCACTCTCTGTTAATTTTTCATTTTCGATATCGGGGCGATCAATAAATTTAGTGTATGTTTTTATTAAAGGTGGTTGAATTGCTTTATTTCTAATTGGCATAATCCATTGAGGATATAAGAAATCCATGGCAATTTCATGCATCTTAAATCCATAACCTGATTCTGCCGCTACTCCTACGATTTCCCAAGAATCTTTGTCATAATACCAGGGGTTGATATATCCTAAGGTTTTATTATTACTTATAAGAACTATCTGAAGAATTTGATTCTTTTGTTCCCATCTATAGTAATTTTTGAGATTCTCATATTTTTCATTCTCAAATAAATAATCACTGTAACTAATAAATCCCATAAATATTTTATTTTATTTTATTTATTCATTAAGTATATCATTAAATATGCATAACAAAAATTAATAAATGTGTGAATTAACAAATTCTTAACAATTTGTGGATAAAAGAAAATAACTATATAACATTTTATCATAATTATGTAATAGTTATGTGCCATATTTATGTTTTATTAGATATAAATAAATTAAATAATAGATATATGAATAAAAACAACTTAAAAATAGATCTAATTATTTAGGCGGAACTGTTTATCTGTCAGCTGCCGCTTTAATCTTGATTATAGTATTACTAATTGTATTATTATAAATAATAAACTAAAAAAATTAAACATTATGCCAATCTTAACCATTTTATTAGTACTAATTATTGTAGGAGTTCTCCTATGGCTTGTTAACACATACATTCCAATGGACGGAAAAATTAAAAAAATTATAAACATTGTAGCAGTTGTTGCAGTTATAATTTGGCTTCTTTCCGTATTTGGTGTATTTGCATATTTAGGTGGTGCTAATGTAGGCACACTTCGAATATAAAGATAATATAAAACTAACTGAAGTACGAAAAATACTTTGGATTTTAAAAAGAGATATTCTACGACAGATTAGTTTATCTCTTTTTTATTTATTCATTTTTTTAATCAAAAATTTTTATTTGTCAAGAATTATTATTATATTTGTATTAAATTAAATTATTTAAAAATGAATAAAAATTTAAAAGAAGCTATTAAATTGCTTAAGAGAGCATCTGCATTTATCGATGTAATAAAATTTGAATGTGGAGAAGATGTAGATTCAAGTGATCTAGAGAATGAAATAAATGAATTTATAGAAAGAGTTAAAGAAAAAGAGTAAGAATTCAAAAACTTTTTTTGCATTAAGTAATATAATATAAAAAATTGTCTTTGATATATAATTAAAGAAAACTTAATTTAGAATGATATTTAGCCATACATATTTGTTTTTATGTCAACTCCCACAATCAGAAGTTTGTGAGCTACCGTTATTTTATGAATCAAGCGGAGGGCATGAGTTAGGTATGGTATAAAGTATCATTTTATATATACTCCTTTCCGAACCCTCCGACAAAACCGGAGGGTTCGTTATTATAAAATGAATGTTCTTTAAAAAAAGTTATAAAAAAATTTTTATTTGTCGAAATTTATTGTTATATTTGTCCATATAATATCTAAAAAGGTAAGATATGACAGAAGATAAATTAGAAAGAAATGAAGATTCTTTGAAAGAATTAGATTATGTCTCAACTTGCTTAAGAGACGCTGAAGCATATGGATTGACTACAGAGGTAGTTACATATGCATTAAAAGCAATGAAAGCACATCCTGAATTTTCAGTGCAAGAAGCAATGGAAAGAGGAATGGAAGAATGGGACGTATAAAAATTTTTTGAACTTAATTGTTCTTTGACGTATTGGCAAATTGTACTTGTGGTCGAGTGGTCGAAGGCATGCGCCTGCAAAGCGTAAATTATACATCGTTGGTTCGAATCCAACCAAGTACTCAAATAGGAATAAATAATTTCCACCATTGTCCTCTCGTATAACGGCAGTACACATGTCTCTGGAACATGGAGTTTGGGTTCGAATCCCGCGAGGACAACAAAGTGTAGTAAGATAAGAGTTACTTCGTTGGGATATGAAAAAATACTCTTCTCAATTTTCTCACTTACATTATTTAAGAAACGCGCTGACGGTAAACAGCTAGTACCATCCTGTATGAAAAAGTAGCAGACTTACCACCTGAATGGGTCATCTGGTTCCGGATGAGCATGCGATCGCAAAGTATCGCAGGACAAAATTGCCCTATAGCGTAACTGGATATCGCGCCGGCCTTTGAAGCCGGGTCCATCCTGGTTCGAATCCAGGTAGGGCAACAAAGATGTAGTAAGAAACAGCGTTACTTCGAACTTTGAATTTGACACACACGCTAACTCAAATTTCTCATCTTAAAATTAAAAGCTGTTACAGATACGATAAAATCGACTGTGGTTCATTAACGATTCTCAAATAGAGATGGTAGTGCAAAACGCGTTAAAGCACACTTCGATGGGAAAAAGGATTTAATAGTACCTGCAGAAAAGAATATGAAATCAGAAATCCTATGTAACAGCTTTATTGCCCTATAGCGTAACTGGATATCGCGCCGGCCTTTGAAGCCGGGTCCATCCTGGTTCGAGTCCAGGTAGGGCAGCACACTTGGTAGCTCAGGAGAGCATAACGGATACAATTCACGTACCAAGTTAATGCGGTGGTAGCTCAGTTCGGTAGAGCGCAGGTTTGAAGGACCTGGCGTCGGGGGTTCGAAGCCCTCTCACCGCACATAATTTCTGGATATTCCGCAGATGGTTATACGGGCGTGCCTTGGAAGCACGTGTTCGCGAGTTCGAATCC